ATAGAAGGCTCCAAATGTACCTAACAGCTTGCAGAGCTTGGCGGGCCTTTAAGATGACCCCTAAAGAATTTCTAACCTATCCGATTAGCCATATAATGCTATACGAGGACTTCCGGCAAGAAGTACACACGGCACTTTTTAAGGGACCGGGTAAAACGGACGATAGGTTAGCGGACCTGGACCAGCACGATCTAAGCGTAAACCAAATACGAAGGCTTGAAGTAATAGCCCAACTCTTTGAGGGCGGGTACTATTTGAAGGGCTGCAAACGTCTTAGAGTGATATGAAATACCAGCTTATAACACCCTATTGGGAAGCCCCAGAGCCAAGAAGAAACGAAGAGCTGAGGTACTGCGAACGTGTAAACCGGGAGCGGTTCGATACGGTAATAATGCCCAAGGGCCGACCAACGTATAAAGACCTCTTTACCCTTTGCTCTGAGGATGCTATTAACATAGTAGCCAATTCAGATATATACTTTGACGATTCTATAAAGCTCTGCGACAAGATGCAGCCTAACGACTGCTACGCACTAACGAGATACGAGAGGGGCAAACTATGGGGGCGGCCTTGGTGGTCGCAGGATGTTTGGATATTTAAGGGATCTGTAAAGCAAACACTACTAAAGCAGCCAATAGACTTCCGCCTGGGCGTGGCTGGATGTGATAACCGGATAGCGTACGAAATTTGGGAGGCGGGGTACGCGATAACAAACCCTTGCCTATCCATTAAGACCTACCATAAACACGAATCCAAGTTTAGAACGTACGACCGGGAAAAGGAAAAGATAGCCGGACCGTACAAACTTTTAAGACCAATACAGCTATGAGAGTATTACACGTAGGCCTCGGAGGGCCAGAGATAGACAAAGCCCTGAGAGGGTTAGGCCATGATGTACACCGGATAAACTGGAGAGAGATACCGAGCGCCCAACTGATCTACCTTACTAAGATGGTCCTAAAGGAAGCCCAGAGCTTTCTGCCTGACCTTGTATTCATGCAGATACAAACGCCCGGAATAGTAGAAGCCCGGTTAGTAGAAAGCCTTAGAGAAATGGGCTGCGTAGTAATCAACTGGACCGGGGACGTAAGGGAAAATATAGACTGGTACCTGGAACTGGGGGACGCCTTTAACGTAACGCTGTTTACTAACCAGACCGATATTGACAAGTTCAAAGAGAAGGGACTACCGGCGGACTACTTGCAAATAGGGTACGATCCTGATGTATACTACCTGGACGGAAGAGAGCGAAGAGGCGAGGGCGTAGTATTCTTAGGCAATAACTACAGAAACCGCTTCCCCGAAAGTGCAAGGCGCGAAGAGGTAGTAACACAATACCAAGAAAAGGGCCTAAGAGTATTCGGGGGTAACTGGCCAAAGAACAAGAACGGACGAACTACACCCAAGACCGAGCGCATTATTTACAACACAAACCGCTGGGCGTTGAATTTGGACCACTTCGACCGGCCGTTATTCTATAGCGATAGGGTAATAAGGGCGCAGGCGTGCGGGGCTATTATTTGCCAGATGGGAGAAACCGACATAACAGCCGAACACCCTTTAAGTTTTATAGGCTATCCAGGCCACTGGACCGAGGAAATGCCGAACCCTAAACAAGTAGCGGACTATACATACGAGTACCATAGATGGGCGGCGCGTATACCCCGGCTTTTAGAGATAGTAGAAGACTACGCATAACAACTAAATAAATCAAACAAATGAAAACAGAAGAGCAAAAGAAAGACCTGGAATGGTTTGATAATGGAGGGGTGCATTTTAACAAAAGGCACGGTAATAACGACACTTGCGTAGAAACTAAGCCCGTTTGGATGCAATGGGAAGAAATAAGCTTAGACGGTGAACTGGAATTTAAAACCGGTATAGGCAAGTTTGGTTTAATAACGGACATGGACACCGAAGAGACAGTGGAGGCCATAACCATATTTAAAGGAATTGACGTTGATGATTGGCCCTACTGGGACGAGCTATTTGTAGAATACCTACATTTAGAATGGTGCGAACTTGAAGAGCTGCAAAAGGTATTGTAAGGGGCTAACCTAACTTTGTAGCTTCAATTATTGATTTGCATTGTTTTGGACGGAAGAAGAAATAACGGAGGCAACAGCACTAAAAGCACTAAGCCAGTAGACGGCCGTAAGAAGCCGGATGCTAAAAGGCTATTAGAGCGCGTGGGCTTGTTTGATGACGAGGCGCTGGACCAATTAGGCAAGGCGGTAAAGAAGGGCGAGAAGTGGGCTATAGAGCTATGGGCTAAGTATAGGCTGGGGCTACCTACTCAAAGGATAGAGGCGAACATAGACAGCATAGAAAAGATAGTACCGCCTTGGATGCTGGATAATGAAAGTAAACCCTAACCTTAAGTTTTTACGGGACAACTACCTAACCAAGCGTATACTGGTCTTACAAGGGGGTACGCGATCGGGTAAGACTTTCAGCGCTATACAGTTTCTTATAGAGCTTTGTTACAAGTACCCTAACGCCGGAATGGTAATAACAATAGCCAGGGCAACCTATCCAGCTATACGCGGGTCTGTACTCAGGGACTTCATAGACATACTAAACAGCTTCGAGGCTTACCGGGTAGAGAACCACAATAAGACGGAGAGTACGTATCTACTGGAAGGGAACTTAATAGAGTTTATTTCATTAGACCAGCCGCAGAAGGTCCGAGGGCGTAAAAGAGATCTACTCTTTATAAACGAGTGCAACGAGATAACATTAGAGGGCTGGAATCAAATGCTATTTAGGACCACGGCCTGCGCGGTTATCGACTTTAATCCGTCCGATCCGATGCACTGGATTTATGACGAGGTACAGACGCGGAAGGACTGCGAAACGCTAATAACTACCTACAAGGATAATCCGCACCTTTCGGACGTGGTAATAGCTGAAATAGAAAGATTCAAGGATGTGGACCCCGACTACTGGAAGGTATACGGCGAGGGCAAAAGGTCAGCAGGAAGGAAGGGACAGATATACACTACCTGGCAGAAGGTCCAAGAAATAGACTGGACGGAGTGCAGCTCCATTACCTACGGCGTAGACTTTGGGTTTACTAATGACCCGACTTGTGTAGTAAAGCTGGGCCGTAAGAACGACCGCCGATACGTGGAAGAGATAGTATACGAGAAGGGCCTAACCTTGGACCTATTAGCCGACCGGATGAGAAAGGCGGGAATAGACGGAGGCGATACCCTTATATGCGATTCAGCAGAGCCGAGAAGTATTACCGAGCTTAAGCGCTACGGCTTTAAAGCGATCGGCGTAAAGAAGTCTAAAGACTACAAACGCCATGCGATTTTAGACCTTAAGAGGTTAAGTATCTTTGTAACTGCGAATAGTAGAAACATTTGGGAGGAAGTAACGTGGTACGCTTGGGAGATGGACAAAGACGGGAAGCCCCGTAGTCCAGAGCGGCCAATAGATGCTTTCGACCATTCGATGGATGCGATACTATACGCAAACAGCGTTAAACCCAGGGAAGTATATATATGACCTTTTTAGAACGGCTCCAAAAAGCTATCGGCTTTGCACCGGCGCGCACCCTCCAACAGATAGAAGAGGCCGAGCGCATTACAAATAAATACTTCGCCGCACTTTCCTACCTGGGCAGGGGGCCAATTTGGAACGATGACAACGTACAGAACTACGTAGAACAAGGGTACGCAAGGAACCCCGATGTGTTCGCCGTAGTTAGTGCGATAGCCCAAAAGACCGCCGCGCTGGATGTTAAACTAATCGAGAACGTAAACGGCGAAAAAGTACAATTAGATCACCCGGCTTTAGACCTGATATACGAACCCAACGAAGAGCAAAGCAAGTTCGATTTCATAGAGCAGTTGGCCGGCTATCTTTTAATTACTGGTAACGCTTACGACTATTGCACTTCTCCGGCCGATGGACCTAACGCGGGGCGGCCTATAAATATGTACGTGCTGCCTTCTCAGTTCATGGACGTAGTAGGGGGGGATATGGGAACACCCGTAGCCGGTTATACTATGAGCCTTTGGGGGAATGTAGAGGGCGCCGAGTTTACTACTGACGAGATTATACATTTCAAGAACGCCCAATACATCTACGGCGATGGGCAAGAGCGGTACGGTATGTCTCCGATCCGTTCGGCTTGGCGTAGTATTGAGACGGGTAACAGCGGTTACGAGGCGAATAAAAAGGGCTTAGAGAACTTAGGACCTCCGGGCGTACTGTATGATAAGGGTATAGGAGACCTCAGCGCGGACACATTAACCGAGGTACAGCAAAGGAATTTAGAAGCCAAGTTCCGCAAGATGAGCGGCACGAAGAACAGCGGGACCATAGCCGTAACTTCGGGTAACTTGG